CTGATTCAGCTTCCTCAACCCAAGCAATATCAATACCCTCCATACTCTTAATCTTAGTAATGTTGGACCTCATGCCCTCAAAGATAAAGCGTGATCCATTTGTTCCTACTATCTGAGTCTTTTGTACATCAAAATAATCTCTAAGCCCCATCCTTTCGATTGTGTCACCTAAGAGCTGTAAGACTGAATCAGATATAGAACGCTGTATTTCTCTAGCACAAAGGATTCTCGTTGGCTTTTCAAAGGCTTTAAGAATAAGAAGCTGTGCTATAGACCAAGACTTGCCTGACCCTCTACCACCATAAACCACTTTCATCCTCTTTGGTTTAAGAAACGGAGTGAATTGCTCAGTTAATTTCAAATCAATGTTCAACTCTTTGCTCCTCTTCATCAATTGATTCAACCACACTATCAACCACAGTAATAACCACGTTATTCTCTTGCTGGCCTGTTGAATGTAGGTTCACATCTTTAATGTCAGCGTAACCACGATCCTTTAATACCATTGGAGCAAATTTGTTTAATACTATTGGGTTACGATCTTCAAACACTTGCTTATTAATCTCATCTTCCCATCTATCTTTAAGTGCCTCTTTAGCCTGTTCTACTGCCTGTTTGAATGTGTCAAGTTCTTTTGACCACATATAGAATGTTTGCCTAGATATGTCAATCGCCTTACAGGCTTTGCTTACATTACAATAGCTATTCACATAAGCATTGATAAATTTCACCTGTTTATTGCTTAAACCATTGCCAATTATGATGGGTAACTCTTTATCCATTTTAGAAATTCATGTGGTACAAATAAGGAATATATCCCACTATCAATCCAACTAAAATTCCATCCCAGAACTTAGTTCTCTTGCCTTTATAGTATTCCACTGGTGGTGCATTGTCCTCTATACCCACACCTCTTTTAGATACCCATTTTGCTTTTGTCTTTTCTCTTAATATATTTTTCATATTAATGTTTCGTTTGTTTTTTGTCGCTATCTAAATCCACCTTAATTTCAAGACCCTCTTGGTAAATTGCATCTAATGTATCGCTAACCTCTTCGTGAGCCTCTTCCACAGATATTTCTTTTCCTTTAGCAATTACTAAAAGAGCTGCAATATATCTTTCTAGTAGATCATCATCAGGGCCTTCATCTAATCTAAATGTCATCCTTATCCTTTTTTGAGGCTTGCCACTCCTGAAAACCAACCAAGTTCAATTCTCTTATGATTTGCTCGAACTGCCCTTTAGTCAACTCATCCTGAGCAATGTGATGCCCTGCCTCAGCTATTCCCTGAATGATTCTTATCTTCTCGTGCAATTTTTGCAGCACAGTTATCATTCAATCACCCCCATGCTTTGCCAGTACAAATCCTCTGGCCTAGGTAATTGCATGCTCAATGTATCTGCTGCGAATATATCCACTTGCTCCAAGAATCTTGTCATTTCTACAATGCTGAGATTTTTAGCTCTCTTGTGTTTCTTTACATCTGCACCATCTAATTTAGAAGGGAAGCTGCTTTCTCCTAATATTGCTTGTTGTAATATCTCCGACATCTCATCCTTGGTGTGTCCAACCTCATCTCCAATCAAAGTCATCCACATCCAGAATAATTTGTTTTGTCGCTGAGTCCTTGTAAGACTATTCTCTTTTATTTCCAGAACAGCCTTATCGTTTTTACTTGTGTTGAAATGAGATACCATCATATTCTTAGCCATCCTCATGGCTGTCTCTGGATTACCTCTATCAACAAATAATTTCATTAATTAAGACCAAAGAGGTTCGCCAACAAAGCTAAAACCACAAAACCAATTACAATCGCCCACTTCTTGTTGTCTTTAACCAACTCAATCCACTTATCCATATAAATCTCCTTTATTGTTTTAATAAATTTCTTCTCTTGTCCAAAAAGTCTTCAGCTCACATTAAGCCTTTCTTAGTCAAGATCTCTTGGGTTCTTCGCATAGCTCTGAGTGCTTTGTTCTCTAATCCTTCTTTGTCATAAGGTGGTTCTGCTTGTTTTCTAAAATCATAGTAGTCATGACACGAAAAACAACAATAAAAACCATGTATATCTAAAGCTTTCTGCCCCATACCACCAGTATTAAGATGAGCATATACAGTTGTAGGGTTCTCACCACCCGACAAACACCCATCTAGTCTTAACTGACAAGCCATACCTCTGGCTGATTTAGTTATCTTAGACACCTATACCTCTCACCACTTTAGAGTGTGAGATAGAATTCCATTTGTCTCTACCAATGCTGTATTGTTCTCTCAGGTTTTTTAAAATATCCCCATCATCAATAGTCTTAACCCATTCCATAATATATATAGGCAACCTACTCTCTGGACATCCGCAAGTAAACCAGCCAGTAGTCTTTTTAACTTTGTCGCTGAAGTTCATCGAATGAAATTCTTTTTCGAGATATGCTAGTAATTCCTGACCCGTTAGTTTTTCTTTTTTATCTTCAAGTCTCTGGGGAACTTCATTATCAACCCTTTTTAGAAACTCCAACAAATCCCCAATACCATTCTCACTAGGTATATTTGCAACTGCTGCCATTACTTTCGAGTGCTGGAATAAGTTATAGTCTGGTTTCTCAAGACCAAAGAATTCAATTAACTTTTCAATCCAAATATTCTTCACGTTCATTTTGATTTTGTTGTAGACAATAAACTCAGAAACAATGTCTGTTGCACACTCTTCTACTTTTGCTTTATCTATTACACTCATGATGCTAACCTCGCTGTATTTTTTGCATTTATCCGCATTTGGATTGTTGCTTTTTTAACGTCACTCATTCCATCAACCGTTCCTTTCTTTGGTTGTTCTGTTTCAAAACAATTAAAACTTTTTTTGATAGTTTTCCATTCATTACTTGACATCAAATCCATTACCTTTTTGAGAGTTAATTTATGTTTAGTCATAACGTCTTGAATATCTGTAACCCTTCCTTTAACACCAGCAATAGTTTTAAGTGGAGATTTAATTGATTTACGATAATCAATTACTTGCATAGCTATCTCTTTTTCATAATCATCAAAACCAGAAAGATCAAATTTTTGGTACACACTGATGTTAGTAGTAGGATGTTTGTAGGTAGGATATATCGGATTCATTTCCGAGTTATTTCGGATTTCATTCCGAGTTTGCTCGGATTCATTTCCGACATAGGGAACCTCATCATTCGGATTCATTTCCGACATAGTGTCTGAAAAGTATGTTTTGCCCTTATCTGTAAGGCGAATACAGTCCTTTACACCAGACTTTTTATAATCTATTAGACCTAAGTCATTTAAACTTTTAAGGTGTCTATAAACAGTATCTGGCTTGATGCTTAATAACTCTAGTTCACGGCAGATAATTTGTCTTGATACCCAATAATAAAAACCACCATCAATCTCAACTGGTGTTGCCCAAGTTGACACGGTACTTAACATATCAAATACATGAGCCTGATTGATATTTTTTATGCCAAGCTCAACTGCCATTACTTGATTGATATACAAAGTATATTTCATGCTATTCCCCTGATTTCAAAATTGAAGTAACCTCCGCCCTTCTTTACTACGTTCTTAATTACTTCAGCCCTCAAGATCCTACGATCATCAAAGTTATATTTTTTTTGTAAAATATCTTGTAGTGGCTTCACTGGGTTATCCCAATCAGCCATAGTGTTTAAACCAAACTCATAGATAACGTGAAGATCGCCATCTGGTATTTCGTACTTGTTTGGTAGTAGTAACATTAGTTCCTTTTCGTATGCCTTATATTTTTTAGTCTTAAACCTTTTGCCCTGCCATGCCTCATTAACGCTCAGTGGTCGTGTGTGAATCTGTATCTTCATTTATATCCCAATAAAGTGGACAATCCTTTTCTAACTCTGGCTCGCCTTCAATTAATTCATGTTCTCTAAAATAAATATTTGTGGTAACTCTATGTGCCAAACACTTTGGGGCTAATTTACATACTGATTTACAAACCCTTAACATCAATCTGAACAATGTTTGCAAATTAATTTTGTGATATAATTTGCCATGTGAGGAGATCAATCAAAATAATGTGGACAGAGGTATCTTCTATTGAATCTGCCTTCTGTAAGTTTTTCAATTTCAATAGCTCTTTTAATAGGGATTCCATTCTTAATCCAGTAATAAATATGTCCATGCTTAACGCCCAAAAATTTAGCGAGATTTTTTTGATTTCCAAAATATTTTATAAGTTCATCCATGCCAAGTATTATACAAGAAGATTTGGTATTTTTACAAGATTATACATACTAATATGACAGATAAAAATAAAAAAGAAAATAAAACATTAGGACAGCGTGTCAAGTGGATGCGTAAAACTAAGGGCTGGTCTCAGACTGATCTAGCTAATAAATGCGGGATCACCTATCAAAATATCCAGAACGTGGAGAAGGGTCGTGTCCAGATGCCTCAATACATTCAAAGCCTTGCGACTGCTCTTGAGACAACTATTGAGTACCTTATTAAAGGTGAGGTTGAGCCTAATGTTGTTCGCCTTCCAGAAACCTATTCACTGGTATCTCTTAGTAGTCCAATAATGCCTGACAAAAATGTTGAATATTATGTTGTTAAGATAAATAAGGAAGACCAACTCTTCTTGCCCGACAACGCTGAAAAGGTATCTAAAGTGCAACGCATATTCATATCTCATATCACATAATTTGATTCAAGTTAAAGAGTTTGTTTCATAGTTTGAAATAAACTAAACTGTGTTCCAACTTGAATCTTATTTTTGATATAATAAATTCCATGTAATATAAAGGGGTATTACAAAACTAGCAACGAAGTCCTTTTTTTTTCTTTTAACTAGGAGGCAACATTATTACTTTAGAAGCTACAAATCCTGTAATAAAATATCAGGAATTCATTAGTTCTTTTTTCGATAAGAACACCGATAAGTCAGAAAAAATAACCAAAGAGATGGGTGATAAATTCATTGCTTGGCAGAAATATTCTTTCGATACTTGTAATGAGTTAAATAAACTAAGAGTGGATCACACCATGTGTAAGATCTCAGATGCTACAAGAGTAGCTGCACTCGTGGAAGATATATGCGAACTAACTAAACACGTTCCGTATTTAGGTGCTTCTGCTGACATGAGTAAAGAACTACCATTGTTCTTAAAAGGCTGCGAAACTCTTTGTAAATGCACACCACACAAACGACTCACGGATTTATTCTAATCTCTAAAAAAATATAACTGGCTAGACCCTGCTACATTAAGGTTTAGCCTTTTTTTCGTCTCTCTATACAAATTAATTTTGCAAAATAGCTTTGTATTCTGTTGATTTATCCTTATAATGTTATTTATACAAGTTAAAAATAAACACTTAATTTGTATTTTTAAAACTACTGGAGAGTACAAAATGAAAAACACAACTTACAACTTAACAACTAACGAACTGGCTTTTATCAATACACACCTTAACAACAATGGTTGTGGTGCTGAAACTGCTGAGAGCCTACTAGGTGACAACTACTCTTGTCTGTCAATGGAGGACTATAGAGAGATTATGCCTAATCTTAAAGATTCTCAAATCGGTGGTTATCTTTCCTCCCTTGAAGATAAGGGTGTTTTATGGAGGGATGATGATGGATTAAGTCGTGGAGTGCCTATTCTATGGTGGGCGGACGAGGACTATCTTGAGTCTTTAAACCCAACAGAGAACTTCAGCGACACAGTTAAATTTTAAATCAAAAGGGGCGAAAGCCCCTAGGGAGAAACGAAATGAGGATTAATGATAAAGGTGAAAAAATTTATGAAAACCGCAGCACGCAGGAGGAATATATTGATAAAGAGATAGAAAAAATTTCTCTTATCGAATCTTTGGGCAAACGCATAGGTCACTATTTTGACCTTATCGAAAAGTTAGAAAAAAAAGCTTCCCAATATGGTGGGCATTATCAAGGTGTTGGTGCTGCTTGTTATGAGGGCTGTATAAAAATTCGTAAGCTAATTAGGGAGAAAAAATAATGACAAACAGGACAAATGAAATACTAGACTTCAACGAATCAACATATGTAATAGCCCGTCAGATAAAAGACAATACTAAAGACGGCAAGATATGGCTCGAAGTATTTGAGCGTGATTGTGATTTAGTTGAATCGACTGTGCTTAAAGAATTAAAAGCTAGCCTCGATTCGCTATTTGCATTTGATGAGGATTTATATATGAATGCAGAAGGTCATTGTTGGGCACGCATCTTAACCCAAGCAGAGGCAAAGAGGTTCGAGGAACACTCTAGGGATAGAGGTCTCGA